ACTACTGAATCACATCCAAATCACTGTTGTTGCCCTCCGTGAGACTGGGCAAGGATCGGCCGCCTAGCTGGGAAACCTGCGGGCGGCTTTGCTCTTGCTGCTCTTGGTATCCGTAGCTTCTGTTGGCGGGTGTCTGATCTTGATACTCGTCGGCCAAGTAGGGATTATAGATGCCGTCTTCAACGTATTTCAGGCATTGGGCTTTGTCGATATCGAGCGTGGTTGCCTGATCGGTGTAGCAGGTGCATTTGCTGCCGCTTTTGACGCAGGCGGCGGGGTAAGGCATGGTTTGGATGTTGCGGTTGCGGCCGTTGTAGATGGGTGCCGTCCAGGGCTGGCCGTCGATGCTGGGGATGTAGTCGGATGCGCTTAAGGGACGGTTCGGATCTTGGGCGGGCATCTGCTGCTGTTGGCCGTAAACGCCTCCTGTTGCGTTTTGCGGGGCGTTTGACTGATTGCCTTGGGGTTGCCCTTGCTCTGCGTTTTGTCGGGCTTCCTGAACGGTTTCTGGATGCATGCGCTCTTGGTAGCGTTTTGTCAGGCTATAGCCGTTATAGGCGACAAAGGCGATTACGGCAGGAACCAACCAAATCCACGAGCTTAGGGAGCCTTTGAGTTTGTTGTGCTCTTCTGCGCTTTTATACATGCCGAAGGCGTCTTTTTTAAGCCAGTAGATGCTGTTTTTAGCTTCTGCGACGTCTGCCCTGCTTTCGGGGTTTGCGCACCTCTGCCAATAGCTGATGCGCTTAAAGCCAAGCATGGTGCGGCTGATGTTGCGGTGTTCGCCTACCAATGAGCGCAGATTGACGTCAATCAGCCTGGGATGCTGGGTAATAACAAAGATGTCGATGCCTTTGTGGCGGTGCGTTTCTAGCTCTTGGATGTAGTCGGGAACTTTGGCACCGGCGGGGCGGGGGCGGAAGATGCGCTGGGCTTCGTCAATAACGAGGATTGCGCCGGTGGGCGCCCATTTGTGCCATGTTGTCATATCTTCCCCTTCGGGAATTTCCATTGTCGGAATTTTCAATTCCGGAATGCCGTCCACAAAGAGCGGACGGTTTTTGAGATCGTCGCGCGTCATTAATTCGTGGACGAGCAAGTTTGTTTTGCCGGATCCTGGCAGGCCGGTGATTAAGCTGATCATGGTTTACCCCCTGTTTTCCAAAAAAAGCTAATCTGGGCATCTCTCAAATGTTCTTTTTCTTCAAGATTTACACAATAATTCCAATAGCTTACTTTACTAAAACCAAATATTGACCCAAGCATTGTTTTATCCATATGCCGATGCTCACCAACGAATGCTCGTAAATTGGCATCTATCAAACTGGGATGCTCAGTAATAACAAAAATGCAGATACCTTTGTGCGTATGAAAGGAAAGCTCATTAATACATTCCGGCCTATCCCCATATTTACGAAAAGGAAAAATACGCTGTGCCTTTCCTATAACAAGGACTGCGCCGGTGGGCGCCCATTTGTGCCAAGTCATCATGCTTTCGCCTTCGGGTATCTCCATCGTCGGAATTTTCAAGTCCGGGATGCCGTCCACAAACAGCGGCCGGTTTTTTAGGTCTTGGCGGTGCATCAGCTCATGCACGAGCAGTTTTGTTTTGCCGGATCCGGGCAGGCCGGTGATTAGGCTGATCATGTTTTACCCCTTATGGTTGATTTTTCGCCGGCGGTTTGCCGGCGAATTTTGTTACTACTTTTTCTTGAAAGACGTGCCGAGCTTGGACACGGACGAGAGTGCCAGGGCGAACGACGTTGCGCCGAATATCCAGTTTAGGGCTTCGCCGCCGCCGGCAATGTAGAAAATCTGTATGGCTGCGGCATCTGCGCCGCCCATGCTGGATTTGATGTGATTTAGAAACATCTGCTGCAGCTGATCGAAGCCGACGTAGGTAATGGCGGACACGCCAAGGGCTACGATTATTTGGCCTATCAGGGTTACGAGCAGTTGGCCGAGCAGGGCAATCAGTACTGGCATGGTTTTCCCCCTTTAGGTTTTGCTGATTACGGCATGCCGGCAAATCACAAAGGCGATAAAGATTGCCGAAAAAACGATATACGGCCGCAAACCCCTTGCGCCTTGGCACATGCTTTCATAGCTCAACTCGTTCGTTTGCCCCATAAACACAAACTGCTTGGGCGCGGGGCAGGTGCCGCTCTCGGAAAAGTCGTTGCTGCGGTTAAATCCGGGCAGTCCGACGGTTTCTTTTGGTATGCCGATTCTGCTGCCGCTACCGTCGGGGCTGCCGACGGTGCGGCGGATGTCTTCTTCGGTGCCGAGCTTGGTGCAGGACAGGGCATTGGGATGCTCTTTGCAGTATTTGGCCATATCGGTTTCGCCGGTGTCTTCGCCGCCCTGATGGCCGTTGGGATTGCCTTTGTTGCCGCTACCGCCGCCACCGCCACCGTTTCCGTTGCCAATTTTGCCTAAGCTCTCTTGGATGTTGTCCAGGCTTTTGGCAATGTCCTGCAGGACTTTGCTGTAATCTTTGCCGTCTTTGTTGCCGTCGAGTTCGGAAACGTTGGGGCCTTCTTTGCCGTCGTCGGGCTTGGCGGGATCTTTGGGCTTGGACGAATCTTTGCCATCGTCAGGATTTGCCGGATCTTTGTCGTCGTCTTTAGGTTTTTGTTTCTTTGCCCTTAGTTTCGCTTCCTGTATCAGCATCTCTATTTTGCGCTTCTCGTTTTTCATACTTTTATCAATATGATCAAGCTGAATTTCAGCGCTTTTTATTGCATTTTGGCGACAAACATCCGTTTTACAGGATGCAAGTGCTTTTGATAGGCCTTCCATTACCCCCTTTGCAGATTCCAAAAGCCTTTTTATCTCTGCAATCGAATTAATTCTTGCTTTTCTGATTTTGGCTATATCCTCAGGAAGCAAATCACCCGGAACTTCGGGAATATCTGAAGGTTTAGGAATCTGTGGCAATTTGGGCGGCTCGGGACTGGGGGGCTCTTCTTTAGGGTTTTTGGGTTGCTCTTCGGGTTTGTCTTCTTCGTGGCCGGAGTTTTGATAGCAAACCAACTTCTGATAATCACATTTAGATTTAGAACCATATTGCTTCTTTAATGCTTCCTGCGGACTATCAAACAATGCTGTTGTATCTGTATCAATCCCATTTGAACCACCATCTTTGCAATCACCCTTACAAAAAAGATTATCCTGTCCAGCAAAATAACGGCCGTCTTTTGTTTTATATACAACATATCTACTTAAACTCCAGTCATACATGCCCGAAGTATTAGATACAACAGAAATATCTTCTTTAGGAATAATCGCTGCAACTGATTCAACCGACACCACAGCCATCACAACCGCCAGCAGCAGCCCGATCTTCTCTTGCATTTTCATTTTTACCCCTTGCCTTTCTTTGCCTACGAGCTCGCAAACAACAGCCAAAACGGCACGCAAAATAGGATGCCTACCAAGTAACTTATCCAGTCGTACATAAATATCCTATCTAAAACGGTATTTCATCATCATCATCTAAATCAGGATCATGTTCATAAAAATTCTGGTTATAATATGATACAACATGAAAATCATGGAGACCTTCATAACAATCTTCATAGTCTTCTTCTCTATATTCTCCACTTAAATCAAAAAAAAGATTCTGAAACCCAAGTATAAGGATCAAGAGGAATAAGGGGCTTTTCACCTATTTCACCTGTCTCTTCATCCACAAAAAATCTATCATTATCATCATTAATATAATATATATTTGAATCACCATACTCCAATGCCCAAATAGCTTCCTTCCATTGCTCACGAAATTCTGAAGCACTTTCAAAATCATCAAATTCTTCTGTATGTACAAGATACATAATAATTACACCTATTCTATTTTCCACCTATCAAATCTTCGTGATGCCTTTCAAAGTAGTCTTCAAGCAGCTCTTCAAAAATCTCTTCTGCACGTTGTTTGATTTCCGATTCAATACGATCTTCCAAATTTGAATATTCGTATTGCTCAGGGTTCCTTGCTTGATCTACCAACAAATCCCAATACTTTGCTTCAATCTCTTCTTTTGCTATGCGCTCGACTTCATCATGGATAGTCGGATCATCAAGGCTTTCAATTCGATATGGCTGCTCTTCAAACTGCTCTTCTTCCCACGGCTGCTCATCGCCGTCATAGGCTTCAAAATCCATTGGATCGGCATCTGGCGGGGTGTCTTTCACCGCTTCAGCGTCTTTTTTTTGACCTTTGGTATCGGCCTTTTTGAACATTTTGATGACGGCTTTGATACCGAAAAGCAAAACGGCTATCCCAATTATCAGTGCGCCGCCAATCAGGGCATCGCTTTTGAGTGCGCCGAGATCGGATTGCGCTTGACCGGTATAAAGGCCGCTGCTGCTGTGGCTGCCATTGCCACCGCCACCCCCATTACCGCCGATTAAGTCCATATCGCCTTTAGGCTTGCTTGTGTCGTATGCCATTTGTTGCCTGCTACTCTTTTTTGTCTTGGGTAAGGTGCTCAAAAATCCTGATCAGTGCTTTTACTGCAAATACGGCTACAAACATCATGGCGATATAGCTGCCGGTTTGCAGGCCGTCTTTAAACGGCTCCATCTGATCGCACTGGGGAAAGCTCAATTTGACTTCCTGGCTTCCGTAGTACCATTTGCCGTTTTGATAAACGGCAGTCTTTAAACTGCCGTCTGCGGTAATGGTGGGAACAACCATGGACATCTGATAATCGGACGCTTTCTCCGAAGTGGCAAAGCATTGACCTCCTACTCGATAGCCCATGATTGCCCCTTACCGTTACGCTTTGCGGAACAGGCGGATCAGTACGCCTACGCCTACGCTAGCCAGTGCCACACCGATTACAATCGCGCCGCCGGCGATAACGTCGGCTTTGATCGGTGCGATTTCGGTTTTGGCGGCTTCCAAAAGTTCGCCAGCCATTGCGTTAGTGCTCAGCAGAGCGGTGGAGGCGATTACTGCGCCCATTACTTTGGTTTTCAGATTTTTCATATCTAAATCCTTGCGCCGACGGTTAAAAATGCCTTGCGTGTCTGTCGGCGGGACACGTTCGGCGGGGGAACTAAATCAGGAACAGGACGATATAGGCGATCATCTTTTTTTCCTTTCCCTTGTATCTGTGGGGGTCTTCTAAGGGGTTTTGCTGCCGCCGACCCCCGAAACGGCAAATTCTGCTACTCGGTAAGCCAGAACGAGAAAACTGCAAAGCGTTCGCACATGTCTTCACCGGCTTCAACGGCTGATTCGAATTCTTCAAAATGGCCGGCTTGGTTTAAAAAGGGCGTGAAACCGACCACTTCTTCAGGATGGGGACAAAGAAATTCAAAGTTTTCCAAATCCTGAACGATGTACTTTCTGATCATGGCTTACGCCTTTCTCATGCTTTTGCTTTTAACGGCCGCATGTCTTTCAGGGTTTCTTTGCTTCGACCTGATGCGTTTGTTGTTTGGACAAAGGCGCATTCCATTTCGCAAGGGAAGTTGAGATTGCGGAAAGGCTCGTAGTTTTCGCTTTTGCCGTAAGAAACTTTGGAAACGCCAAAACCTTTGGAGTTGCCGGTAGTCTCATCAAGCGGTGCGGCAATCAGTACGGAGCAGGAGTCGATCTCGCTGCCATCAATGGTGCCTTTGAATTTGGTGATACCCATCACGATGCGGGTTTCGTAATTGAGTTTTTCGCGCTGTTGGTCAAAGTTCAACATGGTCATTTCCTTGTCTTTGGTTGATAAATTGGTTGCCGTAGCGGATCCACATAAAGTCGATGTATTCGTCGATCCGTTTTTGCTCTTTTGCTGCGTTTTTGGCCTGGATCATTTCCATTAGCTCTTGCAGATTTTGGGTAAAGCTTATGCTGTCTTGCTTTTGTTGCTCGGTGGGATTTATCAGGCTCTCTAAGAAGATCCGGTGATGTTTGTCCAATTCGCACAACTGGTGCATTTGGATGTTTTGCAAATCCTGCTCGTGATTTCCGGTGGAAACGAAGCCGGGATAGGGCTGTTCGCTGCCTTGCTCAGGTACGAGATAGGGATAGCCCTGCGGGCATTGATATTCGTCGGGAGCCAGCCCGCGCGGGTATAGCTCTGCTTCGGCCTTGAGTTCGCGGACTATGCGCTCATCATCCCAACCGGCAATATCGCGCATGAAATTGACTATTCGGCCGACTTGTTTTTTGGCATGGACGAGCTTGTTTTCAAAGCCGTGCTGCAGCTTCTTTGCGGCGTAATCAATACGGCGGGCGGGTGTCTCGAACAGGTTTTCGCAGACTGGATATGCGCCGGTGAGAAATTCTCCGGGGGCGAGCAGCACTTCCAGCGGGATCACGCTGTCATTCTTGCGAAACTCGACTTCAAAGCGCACCCAGGGGCTTTCGGGGCAGCCTAACTGCCGGCCTTTTTCATAAACGCGGCATAGGCGGCTGGAATAGCGGGTACCAACGTAAAAGGTGCGGCCGGTGTAGTCTTCTTCTCGCCATGCGGTGCCGCGGCATTCACTTTTGGGGCGGGCGTTATGGCGGGTAAAAAGGCCGTTTGTATGGTCTTCCGCTGCCTGCTGCGGGGTGTATTCACCGTTGAAAAAGTCGTGGGCGCAGTCAACGCGGGTAATGTGGGCACGGCTCAGGGGCTTGAGAAAGTCGTAAAGGCGCTTCTCCCAGCCTTCGAGTGCCGCTTGGCAGCCGGTACCGGTAAGCTCAACTAGGACGGTATCCCGCTGGCCGCCAATGTGGACGGTGCCGTATTGGGCTTCTTCGGTGCCGAGCGTGTAATAGCTCTGGTAAAAATAACGGCCTTTTCCAGGGCGTTTCTGGTAAACGCCGAAACCTAAAACGTCGATTAGGAGCCAGCTGTAGTTTTCGATGTATTGGGCGTCGTCGGTGCAAAAGGTCTTGCACAGGTGTTCAATGTCTTTTTTGTTGATGGTGAAGGTTATTCCGTCTATGAATGCGGCGTCTTTTTCGCCTTTGCGCAGCGGTATTTCGATCAACTTGCCGCGAACAGTTAGGGCATGGCTGAACCGCTTGTATTTTTGAAAATCCACATTCAT